ACAACAACTTCGTTGTTAAACGCCATCTGGCAGTTGCTGCGGTGCCGGGTAAATTCGCCCTCAACAAAACCGGCCCGCTCATGCCAGGCTTGCGTGGCCGCGTCGTATACCCAAGTAGCGTTAGCCGTGGGAAAAATCAACACATAAAAGCTGTGCCCATCCTGTTGATAAGTGTACGCAATGGCGTCCGACATGTCGCTGTACTGTTGGATTTGCCACTCAACCGCATGAGTCGAAATGCGCTGTCCTTGGTAACCGTTGGCCCGATAAACGATGCCTTGCCCTCGGCGATCTCGGCCCAGCCAGAAAAGGCCGTTGTCCATCTTGGCGATAGAGTATGGAGCTGCGCAACCAAGCTCGTTGAACGCCCCTTGGATGCGTTGCAAAGGGAAATCTGTGGCGCCTGAGTCGTACCAGACCTCAATGGAGTTTGTGCCAAAGGCCCAAACCTCGCGGAAGTTGGACACCACGGCCAGCAGGCCGTCAGGTGACCCTTCGGTGCTGGCGAACTCAAGCGGATCAATGGACGTGCCATCCAAAAGGGTTGTGACCCACATCTTTTGGCTATTAGGCTCATTGAATACGAAATAGCCGTCCAGATAGCAGACCGTCACCGCACCGGGAAAATCAGGGTCAGTGATCTGGCCAAAGACGTTAGTGGTAGCGTTGTAGATGTAGCTGGGGCCGTTGGCTGCAATAAACAGTTGCGTGCCGTTGTCGGCCATGCTGACCGGCCCAGAACCGGCCACGGTGCCGATCAGCGTAGGCACGTAGGCGTTGTTGATCTTGTAGAGTTGAGTGCCTGACACCACAAAACCCACACCATCGTTGGGTGAGAACGCCCACAAGCCGCGAACCGGCCCAGTGCCCACTGTTGACAAAAGCGCCAGCCCAGGGCATCGCTGCAAGAACGCAGGTTCTTTACCGCCCTCGGGGATAACTTCTGGAAACAAATTGACCATGCGGGAATCCGCAGCGTTGACGCTGCGGGTCACGTAGGTCGAGCCAAGGATAGGCGTTTTCATGCGACGTAGCTTGGATACCACTTAGCGGTTGTAACGTCGTAAGTCATTGTTAATGCCTTACTAACCACCGCTGTGCCTGCTAGAGCAATATTCCCCGCTGTTGTCCATGTAAATATGCCAGTTGGAATCAATGTAATTGCGCCGCCCCCAGCAGAAATTGGGACTACGGGTGTAATAGTCTCAATTGCCGTTGTTCCTGAAATAAAAGTAATTTGTTTGGTTGGCCCAATTATTGTTGCGCTTGCAATTGTTGGGGCGGCGGCGTTTGTTGCGTTAAAACTGCTTAAAGTAAGACTTGTGCCCGTGGCTGCACCAATCACTGGCGTGGTCAACACCATGCCTGTACTTGTGCAAGCGCTGATGTTGCCGCTGGCAACAGTGCCCAGCGCTGGGGCAACCAAAGTTGAATTGGTAAACAACAGCGCGTTGGTGACCTGTTTAGTTGTGCCGCTTTGCACAATTGGCAAGACATCACCAACAGCAGCAGCAGTTGCGACGGGGAGGGAGGTGATTGCAATGGTGGCCATGTTAGTAGTTTCCTGCGTAAATGTTAAAACGTTGACGGGTGGCAATTAGCGAATACGGCATAGACATGATGTCATCAGGATTGTTGATGCGCTTCAAGTTGCGCTTGCTCGTCATTGCAATGCGCTGCACTTGGGGGCTAGGCTCGACGCCAAACTCAGGCGCAAATTCCATGGCTAGGTTGTACACGAAAGCCCGTAGATACCCAGGCGGGAACAGAATGTTGGTTGCCAAATTGGCAGGCTGACTTAGCTCTTGCACGCTGACAAAGTGGAACTCCAGCAGACGTGTAGGGCGCGGGTAGATGTTGATCGTAACGTTTGGGTAGGTCATGTTGACAAACATAACCTGCGGAAAGGTCGAGGTCACGGTCTTGACCGCAATCCCGTTGTATTGCTGCTGATTAATCAGCTTGAGGCCATACGACACCCCAGTGCCGGGGTCTTTGAAGTAGGTGGCGTCGTCAACCAAAACAGGCCGCACGGCAGTGCCGTTTAGACGCACCAAGGAGCCAGTAGGGCCAAGGGTTTCTTCAATGGAGCCAACCGGCCAATTGACGATCTGGTCAATGGTGCAAAAGACAGACAGACGCTCGGTGTTCCAAGAGTCAATCATCTGGTTTAGCGCCATCAGCGCGTCTTCAGACACTGATGCCGCTGGCGTTTCGCCTTCGGCCAGCACACCCAGCAGCCGCAGCGCCCGGTTGATCTGATCGGCAGCAGAGTAGGTGGCCATCTTTACGCTCCTAGTTCGACCGCCTCAACAACAGGACGGCCACGTCTACGTTTTACTTCCTGTGGAGCCGCCTCTTCAACATCAATTGGCGTGTCAAGAGTATAGCGTGTCCAACCATTTTGTTCGTCTGCTACAGCTTCAAGTTCCATCGATGCAATTTTTGCGCCGTGGACGGGGTGAGACATGTAAATGATAGGCATTATTCTTCCTGGGGTGTTGGTTCTGGCTCATCCAATCTACGGTCAAGCATTTGATAAGCGCTCAAAACCGCTTGAGCTTGAGTCAGAAAGGCTTGCGCCTTTCCAATCTCTTGCTCAAGCGATTGAATTTCCCCAATGAGAAACTCTTTGGTAATTACCATCAGGCAATTGAGCTAACCATGATGTAGTAGGTCGTGCCGCCGCTAACCACGGGGATGGTATGGCTGACCACGGGCGAACCCACTTTAGCGCGGAACACGCCAGTTGCACTGACCGCAGGCATCAAAGCAAAGTTGCCCACTTCGCCCGTGCCCGAGTTGGTCACGCGCAAGAAGGATGCATTGCTCCAGGTGCCGCCAGATGCAAAGTCAGAGTCCAGTTGCAAAGCCGCCAAGGTACCGCCGGGGTTGGTGGACGTGCCACCAATAGTTGCACGAATGGCGTTGGCCGCGCCGCTGATAGTACCGCCAGTGTTGACCGAGGTGCTGACGTGTGCGCCGTTGATGGTGCCGCCTGTAGCGCCGTTAGCGCCAGTTACGCGGGTCAAAAAACGAGCAGTTTCACCAGAGCCAGTTGAAGTAAAGGTCAGCCGGTTAAAGTTCAGGCGAGTGTCGCCCGACGTTGCTGAAGTGGTGGCATACGCGCCGTTCAGAACACCAGCAGAAGTGATCGCAATTGGATCGTTAGCTGCGCCAATTTGAAACGAATCCAGTTGGGGATCGGCGTATGCAACGCCAATGGGTTTGTTATTTGCCATGATTAAATTCCTTTATCAGTTCCAAAAGGGAAAAATGGGGGCAAACGCCCCCATTAGGTTTAGGCCATTTTGTACACAGTGTACGCAGCGTCGCCGGTTTTAAGGAACCGGAACATTGCGCTAGTTGTGATCGCCAGCGCAACGAAAGCGTTGCCGCCGTCGGTGATGCCGGTAGCGGTTGCCAACGTCACAGTGCCCGAAGAAGTGCCAATGTTGACAATGCTTAGGTCAAATGTGCTGCCAACAGTAGCGTTGGGAACAGCAGCGTCAATCAACGCAGCCGTAGGTAGCGTGTAGACAGCAGCCGTAGCCGACGGGTTTGCAACCAACATTTGATTGACCACTTGAGCAGCAGTCAAAGTTGCGGTTGCGGTTGCGGTTTGCGGTGCAGCCATTGCACTCATAAGGGTTTCTTGACGGTTGCCAGCACCGACTTGATAACCACCTGCGCCATTAGGTAAAGCCATGATAAATTTCCTTCAAAAAGATGTTACGAAGAAAGGGGCCAAAGCCCCGTTTCAGATCAACCCCAAATGCGGCAGGCCATCTGAGGACGAATGGTGGAGAAGCCATACAACACGTCGATACGGCAAGGCATACGGTCGTTGTTGATGTCGTACTGGCGAACCACACGCAAGCTGATGCCATTGTGGACGGCACGCGCAGCCATATCGACCCCCTGCGGCAGCAAGAGATCAGCCGTCGCGAACGTGATGGCGTCCTTGTGGTAGACCAAGTTCTGAGGGTACTGGGTTGAAGCAGCGCCCACAAAAACCACGGCTTTGTTGTTACCAGGCAAAGTCAGCATGGTAGCCAAAGCATGGCTGGCCGAGTACATCGGAGCCACGGTCACAGTAGCAGTGGTGGTGGCAGTCGTTGATGCCAAAGCCACGAACTGGAACAGCGAGCCGGTGGACTCACGGGTCTGTGGGTTCACAGCAAAGCAGTCAGCAATCGTGAACACGTCACCAACGGCGATGGTTTCACCAGTACCAACAGTCAGCGTCAGCGTAGCAGAACCTTCAGCGGTCACGGCGGCAGCAGTGACGGTGCCGGTAGCGGCGCGGGTGCCGGTAGAGTGCTGCTTGATTGACTGAGACATGTTGATCTCGTCAAAGCCCAACACACCCATGCCCATCATGCCATTTTTGAATTGGCGGCTGATGGTGTCGGTGGGGTTGAACAGACCTTTCATGCCTTCGACCAAACCAGCGTTAGCGGCGGGGTTGACGGTGGCATAACGGGGACTCATCACAGCGGCGTTCTCGTTCAGCTTCTGCTGGGCTTGCAACAGCACCAAAGAAGTCGAAGGAGTGGTGCCAGGAGTGCCCACGGTGTTACCAATGCTCTTGTAAGCATTGGCGACGTCGGCATCGATGGAGCTGGCCAACTGGCTGATACGAGGCTTCAACACACGCTCTGCGAAGTCATCCAATTGCATGGTCAATTCAGCAGATGTGAAGTTGACACCAATGTGCTTTTGGCTGGCCACGGTCAAGGTGGTGAACTGCTCGTTGTCGTCTTGAACTTGCAAGGCGGCACCGTCGGTCACCAAAGCGCGATCAGGCAAGCGAATACGCAGGGTCGAACCAATCTTGGCACCTTCAACAGCAAAGCTGTCGTCGTACTGACGGTTCACGTTACGGGTCAACACAAGGTTGTTTTCGAGAATCTCAAGCGCTTTGCGCGTGATCATGTCGATGGTTAAGATACTGTTAGCCATGGAAAAAATCCTTTAAAAATTTAGCGGGTTGCCTGCATCTTTTTCAACTGTCGGGCTCTTTCGGCATCAATCCACTCTGAGGCACTCATGGTCTTGGTAGACCGTGGGTCAGTCGTGTCATAAGCCGGCGCTCCAGAGGAGCGAGCCGTCACGGGAGAAATCGGTGCTGGCGCAGACGTTGTTTTCTTGACCGGGGGCGCTGAAACCAATTTGGCCTCAATTTTCCCAATCTCTTTCGCCTGGCTCAAGGGCGTCATGCGTGAGATACGTTCCGCTTCTTTAGGGTTAGACCCGAGGTAGTACGCTAACTCAGGGCCAATCTCCGAAGACTGAATCGTTTCAGCCATCACGTTCGTAACTGGAAGTTTGGGGTTGTAAGCAACTTGTTCAAAGTCGTCGTACTTACTCCGCGCTTCTTCCTCAAGATCGTGGTAGCTCTCAAGAACTTGCGACTGCTGCCTGGCTTGGTCACGCTTGGCGATCAGCTCTTCTGCCTTCTGGAGGGCCAGTGCTTGCGCATAGGCTTCAGTAGACTCAAACTGGTCAGCGGATGCTGCCGGGGCTGCTTGTAGCGTCTGTTGTTCAGACTGACGCTGCGCTTGTTCTCGTTCCCACTTACGTTGCTCTCTTGCGAGGCGTTTGCCAATGGCTGCATCCAGTTCTTCTTGGGTAAAAACCCTAGAAG